CAACTAATTTAAAAGACGTGCGCATAAGGTTGTTGAGGGTAACGTACAAAATACAACCACCCTGAAAGATGCAGTGAAACAAACACACAATTGACTTGGCGTTACTGAGTTGTGTGGTGGGTGCTGATAGGTAAGCTATTAACTACTTCGCAAAAGACAAATTTCACTACGCTGAATTTGTTACTCTAGGTGATAGATTCGCTACCTTTCATTTAAAGTTGACTGTTAGGAAAGACTAGCAACTAATTTAAAAGATATGAGATGGCAGAGTATCTTATCTAGTACGTGTATTAGACCAAAGCTGCTGTTTTGTATAGAGCGAGTGATCCTCCTCAGTTCCTAGAGTGATGGTAGTCTTGACTTTTGACTCTAGTTGTTCACGTAAACCATTGGGTGTGTTTCGACAAGACGTTCACACTTATGTTGTGTGCTGATAGGTAAGCTATCAATCTATTGATAAGCTATCAATTTTATTGAGAAGTAATTGGTCAAGAGTATCCTTTCAATTGTTTGAAAAGCTTGAAACTTCTTATCCAAGTTTTAGATTGTCTGTGTAACTATTTGCAATGTCGTTACAGATTACTTCATCAATAAAATTTATCCTACTGATCATTTTGATCAAATTACTTATCATACGGTTTAAGCGTTTTCTCCTAAGTCGAAAGATGGTGGTAAGTAATGATTCTATTCAACACGAGGTGCAAATGTTAGCGTTATATTATAAATACAATACTTTGGTTAACCTTGCATTTGCAGCAATTGCGTGCCTTGTTAGTGAGTATGTATTGAACACAGAGTTGTCATTCATTGACACAATGTTGGTATTTGGTCAATTTGAGTTATTAACCCTTATTCAAGATAATAAGAAAGATGGTGACCATGTGTAGGTGTGTTTGTTGCAATACGATGTTATTGCGAACAACAGGAAAGAGAAAACTAGAAGATGGGTCGTTTGTTGAAGAAACTTTCTGCAATACTTGCAGACATGAAGTAGATAAAATCTTACGTGATACAGAATATAATAAGAATACTAAGTTTGATGGGATTGTAGAACAGCAAATGTTCTATGGTTGTGTTACCCCTCAGAAGAATCCTATTTATTGAGGTGTGTATGGTGGTGTTAAAAGGTTCTTTAGAAGATGCTATAAATTTTGTAGGGGATAGAAAGGTTTTAATATTCACACCAAAACCTACACAAGACGGTCATAGAAAGTTAGTAGGTAGTTGGCAAGACTTTATTGAACAGAATAAAGGTATCCTAAGAAAAGAGACAGTGGTAATCTTCTACAATGTTGCCTCAATACATCAAAGAATCGTAAGTTTCTTAACTTTAAGTCGTTTGTGTGAAGTGGTGCTCGTTCCGTAAATTAGCCTATACTGAATTAAAACATAAATTAGGTCTGTGTGAGCCTTGTATGGGTCAGCGATAAGAGCAAATACATACTGATTAGGCAGCAGCTAATCATCAAGTTTTATAATAAGAAAGAAAACAACAATAAATAAAGCTACTGCAATGGTAGCAAATAGATGTGCCTTACGGCATGTTGTGGAGAGGGGAACAGTTATGTGTTCTCAGCATCAAGGCAGGGTAGTGTGGCTGTTGGTGTGTCTATTACGATAAAGGATAATACATGGCTGCAATTTATAATTTCTCAATTGAAAAAAGTATACCTTTTCAGAAAATGATTCTTTTGAAGAACTCGGACAACTCTGTAAAAGATTTAACTGGGTATTCTGCTAGGATGCAGATCAAACCTTATAAAAGCTCAAAAGAACTTCTTATTGATCTAAGTACAACAAATTTAAAACTACGCATAGATATTCCTACTGGTGCTGTAACTATTATTCTAAGTAGTGACGACACAGACTTACTATATTACACCAAATCTGTATATGACTTAATTCTTATTAAAGAAGAAAAAACATTTAAAGCATTAGAAGGTAATATTACAGTAAGTATGGGAGTAACTGAATGGAAGACTTAATTGTAGTTATTGAAGAAAGTCTACCTTCTATAGTAATTTCTGTAGTAGATGCAGACACAAATATTGAAATTCCCCCAAATACAAATACTAATTCATTAGGGTCTTTATCTGATGTAAACACTTCCTTTGCTCAAGATGGTCAAGTACTAACTTTTCAATCAGGTGAATGGGTTGCTGAAAATATCACTGATGAATCAATCACTACCCCAATTGATGCGGGTACTTTTAATTAAGGATAAAATATGGCACGTATTCAATTACGCAGAGGTTTAAAGGCAAATTTACCAACTTCAGGTATGCTTGCAGGCGAAGCTCATGTAACTACAGATCGTGGTACATTGCACGTTGCAACAGATGCTACTACTAAAATTCCTGTTGTTCCTGCAATTGATGATTTAACAACATTAGCATCTGTAGACGGAACTGCTGACTTACTGATTATTCACGATGCTTCAGCAACAGGGCAAAAAGAAAAGAAGATTACTTTTGATAGTTTTAAAACAGCATTAAATATTCCCATTGCAAGCACAGATGAAAAGGTTGCTGTTGTTTCAGGAGGTACTTCAGGTTATGTTTGGGGTACAGATGGAACTGATGGTGTGCTAAGAATGAACTCTAGTATGTCATGGTCTAAAGATGCAGCAAATGGTTTCGTCACTTTAGCTGTTGGTACAGTAGATGGTGGGGTATTCTAATTAAGTTATGGCTACCCTAATTACAAAAAAGAATAGTACAATTGGAGTTGTTCCAAATACTACTCAAATAGAAGTTGGTGAGTTAGCTGTCAACACTGCTGATGGTAAACTTTATACTAAGCATACCGATGATACTATAAAAACTATTGGTTTTAATCTAATACCCTATGAAGTTAATTTAGGTAATAAACCAAGAAAAGAATTTAAATTTACTATCACAGATTCTAAGATTCTATCTACATCTAAAGTTGTAGTTTACCCTGATGGGACTCCTGCAACAAACAGAGGAACAGATGATTGGGAATGGGATACAGCTCAATTTGCAGTAAAAACTACCAACGGTTCATGTACAGTGTATTGTATTTTTACAGGAAAAGTAAAAGGTAATCGTAAAATACTGTACGTTATTAATTAAATAGAGGATTAACATGGCTTTAATTGAAACTGGTGATAGTTCAACTGGTGTTGCTAACGTAGACAGTAATTATAATTTAAAGGTAGCATTACCTTCTGTAAAAGCTCAGGCAGGATATGTTGGTATTGCAGGATTTGCAGATGACGCAGGTAATGTACGCATTCCTATTGGAGCAAGTTCACAAGGGTTATTAGGCACAGGATCATTTCAAGTAGACTTCGAACAAGGGTTTAGTGCTTCTGCTATTTCACCTTCTGTTTGGTCTCAAGTTCTAACCGCAATGACAGTTGGTGTAGTTAATAATACTATTACGTTAAACTCAGGTAACTCTCTTGCAGCAACAGCTTCAGCTCGTTTAGTATCTTATCGACAAGCTAAGACTCCACGAGGTTCAGATAGAATAATCGCTTGGCGTATGATGTTACCTAACCAAGTAACAGGTGCAGTAATAGAGATTGGTGCATTTGCTGCTACAGGTATAACATCTCCAACATCAGGGTCTTTCTTTAGATACGGTTCAAATGGTCAATTGCGTGGTGTTTCTATTTCTGTAACAGGTGCAGAATCAACTACAGGAGTTATTCCTACTCCAAGTTTAAACGTAGCGCATGACTATACAATTTGGATTATGAGTAAGTCAATCGTATTTCAGATTGATGATGTTGTTGTTGGAAGCATCCCATTAGGTGATACAGCACCTAGTCCTGTTACTTCAGAATCATCTCCGTTTTGTGCAAGATTATATAATGCTTCTGCTACATCTACAGCACAACAAGTTTACTTACATCGTTGTGTAGGTGCTTTGTACGGAGGTACTTACGGTTACGATCGACAATTCTTAGCTGCTTTAGGTGGAGATATTGGGTCTCAAGGTGTCGTAGGCGCAGGAACAGGTTCTCTTGCTAACTGGGCTAACTCTGCCGCCCCTGCTTCGGCTACGTTGTCTAATACAACAGCAGGGTACACTAGCCTAGGTGGACAGTTCCAATTTGCAGCAGTATCGGGTTCGGAAACAGATTATGCTTTATTCGCATTCCAAGTTCCTGCTCAAACCGCAACGAATCAGGGCAGAACTTTAGTTGTACACGGTATTAACATTAGCACATTCAACATGGGCGCAGTAGTAGCAATAACTCCTACATTATTACAATGGGGTATTGCTCATGATGGTACAGCAGTATCTTTAGCGACAGCAGATGCAGCATCGACTAAAGCTCCAAGACGTGTCCCTTTAGGTTGTCAATCACTTCCTGTTGGTTTAGCGGTTGGTGGTGGTGTACCTGATTTGCGTGTTGACTTTAGACAACCTTTATCAGTCAATGCAGGAAACTACTTGCATGTAATTTTAAAGATACCTGTTGGAACAGCTACAGCTTCTCAAATTGTGCGTGGTGTTGTTGCAATTAACGCTACTTGGGAATAACCTAGATCATCATCTATCAGAATATTTAAAGGTACAAGGAAGTACCTTAGTAAGATTATTAAAACACATGAATAAACTCAATAGGAAAGGAAATGGCTGCTCAAACATTTGTATTAACTCAAACCCCTACATTAATTGCAGATGGAACTAAAGCTGCTTACATTCAAGAAATCATTGGAAGTGGTACACGTTTTACAGTTTCATCTTCTGCCCCTGATACTGCTACCGTTCCATATTGTAAGATTTTAAAGAATGATCTCGCTGTTTCAGTAGGATTTCCAATTTGGGCGTGGACACCAACATCAACAAACATTACGGTGACAGTGCTTACATCAGAAGTCTAATCTATTTGTGAGGTAAAAATGATAGTAACTCAAAATAAAACAACTACTTTATACGCATATCAAAACGGAATCGGGGCTAACACAGAAGCAATACTTAATCGAACATTAAGACACATTTTGTATGGTGATGATATTGTTACTACTGCAACACAAGATGAACACTGGGCAAATGTTACATCTTTACTGCGTTTTAATGGACATAATAATTCAACAACATTCACAGATCAAAAGGATAACACATGGACTAGAAATGGCTCACCTGTTATTTCTACAGAAAATAGTAAATTTGGCGGTGCAAGCGGAAAGCTTTCTAGCGGCAACTATATCTCTACTAACAATATGTCTGGTTTTTTATTTGGGGCTTCTGAAAATTTCACCATAGAGGCTTGGCTATATATTCCAACTAGCGGCTCTATTTTTAATCAATTCGTACCTATAATTTCCGTAGGCGTACAAAGTATGTCATCTGATGGCGGTGGTTGGAATTTTGGTATATTTGATAAGGCAAATGCGACTATACGACTGGAAATAGATGCTACAAACGGAACAGCTCAGGTAGCAGAATTTCAGATTGACTCTGCATTGCCAAGAGATACATGGATGCACATAGAGTTTGGACGATCAGGCGGAATAACATACGGATTTTTCAATGGCAATCTTATTGGAACATCAACTGTTCATAATAATTTAGCATTCAGCAGCCCGAATGTTAATAAAGTGTCTATTGGCTCTGGTGATGCGACAACTAGCGATACAAACTTATGGTATTTAGATGGATTTATTGATGATTTAAGAGTAACCAAGGGTGTGTGTAGGCATACTACAGGCTTTACGCCACCTGCTCGTGAAGCGCCAAATTTCTAGCACCTTCGGGGCTTTTATTGCCAAAAATTAGGGGCATCGTGTCTAAACACAAAACACAAGCTGCTGAAATCGAAGTGTGAATTTTTAAATTAAAGCAAGCGTCCGAAATGCGTTTTTATGTCTGGAGAAAAGACAATGCCTTTTGTAAAAGACGACCCAAACATTAATCGTAAGGGTCGTGGTAATGGTGAGAGTTTGGTTAATCCCAAGTCTCTTACTGGAACAGAATATCGTGAGAAAGAGTTTAAGCAAATTCTTAGACGATTAAAACCTCTAAATAATAAAGCTCTTAAAGTGTTTACAGATATGCTCGAAGATGAAAAGACAACAGAAGCTACTAAAGTTAAAGTTGCAGTATTCATTATGAAAACATATCAAGACATGATGGATGATTTATATAAACCTGTAAACGCTAGTGGTAGTTCAGAT